TTTGGGAAGGCAAGTTCAGAACTCAGTCAGATGTCAAAGTATTAAATGGCAAGTGGCGAATCGACGAGTTTACCCCAGATTCAAATAACTGGGATGGGCCATACTTTGGGGCTGACTTTGGTTTCGCTCAAGACCCGTCAACATTGGTCAAGTGCTGGATACACGATGAAAATCTTTATGTGGAGCGCGAAGCTGGTGGTGTAGGCATTGAGCTTGATGATATGCCAGCCATGTACGAAAAAATAGATGGTGTCAGGCGGTATCGGATATATGGTGATTGCTCTCGGCCAGAAACGATATCTCACCTAAAGAACAAGGGCTTCGACATTAAGCCGTGCGACAAGTGGGCAGGCTCTGTTGAAGATGGCATTACGTACCTGCGATCATTCAAAGAAATCATCGTTCACCCACGGTGCAGAGAAGTAATCTACGAGTGCAACGCATACTCTTACAAGGTAGACCGCTTGAGTGGTGATATACTTCCATTAATAGTAGACAAGGATAATCACTACATAGATGCCATCCGCTACGCACTCAACAACATGATCAAAGGACGTGGTAAGATGGTAATCACGAAAGAAGCAATCCAGGCGGCAAGTCGATTCCCAAGGAGAACCCGATAATGTTTTTTCGAAAAAAGAAACCAGTTGAGCCAGTTGCCACAGATGACAAAGAATCAATTACCCGTAGACTGATCGCAGCCCAAAATGAACTTGCTGCGATCAAAGCTTTTGGTGTTGCAAAGAAAAAGACGGTTCGAATTGGAGCGCCAAAGCTACCATCCAACGTGGTGCCTGAGGGTAAGAAATCTGCGCTGGCCATGGATGATGCGCTAGATACGTATCAATATATGAACACCACCGGATGGTCTATGCAGGACTTTCAGCCATTCCCCGGGTATCCATACCTGGCGTCACTGGCTACTCGCGCAGAATTCCGCACGGCTATCACCGTAACAGCAACAGAACTCACTCGTGAATGGATTGAGCTGTGTTCAAAATCAGAAGATGGCAGCAAGGAAGATCGAATTAAAGAGCTGTGCGAGGCGATGGAATACTTCGACCTTAAGCGAATCGTATCATCATGCGCAACTAACGAGTGCATGTATGGGCGAGGAAACCTGGTCATTAAAGTAAAGAACGCCGACATTGCAACGCCAATGATTCTGGACGAGAAAACATTCCGCAAAGGGATACTTGAAGGATTCGCCAGTGTTGATCCTATTTGGGTGACGCCATCTATGTATAACGCAGATGATCCAACATCCCCGGACTTTTACCGCCCCACTGTGTGGTTCATGATGGGCAGAGAGATACATGGTAGCCGGATAATCCCAATCGTAACAAGGCCACTCCCTGACATTCTGAAACCATCCTACAATTTCAGCGGCATGAGCCTGTCACAATTGGGTGAGCTCTCTGTAGACAATTGGCTTAAGACCAGGGCAAACATTCAGCGCCTGATTGAATCATTCTCAGTGACCGCACTCAAAACCGACATGATACAGCGACTGAATGATATTAGCGGGCAATCACTTTTTGACCGAGCCGACCTATTCACTCAGTATCGTAACAACATGGGGTTATTCCTCATTGATTCCGAGAGCGAGGATTTGGTGCAGCTCAATACGCCTCTATCTGGCTTATCTGATTTGCAGGCGCAAGCTCAGGAACACATGTCATCATGCTTCCGTATTCCCAAGATGTTATTTACTGGCATAAGTCCGACAGGCATGAATTCTTCAAGCGATGGTGAAGTTCGTTCATGGTATGACTACATCAGCGCCACGCAGGAAGCGTATTATTATCAGCCTATCGATACATGCCTGAAAGCCATTCAGTTGCACCTGTGGGGTGAGATTGACGATGACATTGCATTCCACTTCAAGCCTTTGTGGCAGGATACTGATTCCGACCTTTCAACTGAAAGATTGAACACGGCCAACGAGATATCCACACTCATAAATGCCGGAGTTGTATCAGCAGAAGAAGCGCGTGGACGCCTGGCGAACGATCCGGATACGGCGTGGGATAATATCGACATCGACGAAATTCCAGATGACGGATACGAGGGTGATGTGAAAGATGAAGAAAATTAAGACGACGAGACCCACACTGCCCAACAAGGGTATCGAGGTCTCCTATCGCAAAAAACTGAATGAGATAATCACTAACATGAACGCGGATTTAAATAAGCGCGTGCTGGCTGCATACCATACCGATGAATTGGATATAGTGATGCAGTCTGTTGGTGATGAATGGCAAGTTAAGTTCGATAAGCTCGCTGAAAAGATGGCGACTAATTTCGTATCAAGTGGTCAGCGGTATGCGTCACAATCATTCGCTGCAGCACTAAAGGATGCAGGATGGACCGTTGATTTTAAAATGACGATACCGATGAGAGCGGTGATGGATGAGGTGATCACTGATAACGTTGGTCTAATCAAGTCTATCCCGGCAAAGCATTTATCTCAGGTCCGGGATGTCATTCAGGAATCAATATCGCGTGGCCGTGACTTGCACTATGCAACCGAGGAACTGGCGAATAGATTCGGTGTCACTAAGCGTCGAGCCGCATTCATAGCTCAAGATCAAAACAATAAAATGACGGCTCAATTTAACCGTGTGAGGCGTGAGGAACTGGGGATAACAGAGGCCATATGGAGGCATTCGCACGCAGGTAAGGAGCCTAGAGCGTCACACGTACACGCCGATGGACGTAAGTTCAATGTAACCGATGGGTGCATGATTGACGGAGAATTCATTCAGCCTGGCGAGCTACCGAGATGCCGGTGCTACAGTGTCCCCGTGTTGCCGTTCTAGCAAAAATTGTAATCAAAACGATAAACGTTTATCATAGTGACATTAAGCCGTGGAGGTGATATGCCTAATCTAATTGCGTTTGATCAAGCCAATCGTTACAAGGACGAAAACGGCAATTTATTTGTCAATCGCAGTCACATCAGTAAAGCCACAGTAAATCCATATATCGGCAAGGAAATACCGAATTTCGAGGAGCTGGGGTTAGATCCAAACAAAGTATATAACTTGCTCCGTCATCCAGATGAGCTAAAGAAAGCCGCCGACACGTTCAAGAATATGCCAATCTTAATGAAGCATATCGCCACTGACGCGGACAACTTCCAGAAAGAGCATGTTATTGGCTCAATCGGCTCGAATGTAAGTTTCGTGTATCCGTATCTGGATGCCGATTTATCGTTCTGGCGGGGAGATGCAGTTAAGTTAATTGAAGCCAACGCAGTGCGGGAATTGTCACCGTCATATTATTATGAACCCGATATGACCCCCGGCACTTTCGAAGGCATGGCATATGACGGTATAATGCGCAATATCCGGGGAAATCATCTCGCTCTTGTTGAGATTGGAAGAACCGGGCATGATGTTTTAGTTGCAGACTCAAATCCATTCGAAGGGGAAATCGATCTAATGAAGGCAACCGCACTGAAAGAAGCGCTCGCTAAAAAGCTTGCTGCTATGGACTCAGGTATCACCCCTGAGAAATTCTCATTGGCTTTTGATGAAGCAATGGCTGAAAAAGAACCTGACGCCGTTGAGCCAGATAAAGAAAAGGCCAAAGACGAGGAAGAAGATAAAGACAAAAAAGGCGACCCAGCAAAAGATACAGAAGTGACAGAAAACAAACCGGAAGTTAAAGCCGAAGATGAAGAAGAAACTGAGGCTGAAAAGAAACAGGAAGCTAAGGCTGCTCAGGATGCTATGCGTGCTGAAATCATGGCTCACATCGTAGCAATGGATTCAGCCAAACGTGAAGTGCGTCCTGTTGTTGGTGAAATCCAGGTGGCGATGGATTCAGCTGCTGACGTATACAAATTTGCACTCAAACAAATGGGCGTTGCATATGACGGTATGCCTGATGCTGGTTTGGGTATTCTTTTTAACAACATGTTGAAAGCCAAGGCCGCAGCTCCAAAAGCTAAACGCCCAATGGCTGCTGACTCCGGTGAAAGCACTTTCACTGCAATCCCAGCACTCAAACGTTTCTGCGAATAGGAGTTAAAAAATGGGTTTTCAAACATCTGTATCAATCACCCCGTCTATTGGGGTTGATGGTTCACTGGCTAGCACCAATGTAGTCGTATCTCACGCAGCGTCAGAAGGCGGTTTTACCGCGGGCACAGGTGGCGCAACAGTCGGCCGTTTTGGTTGGATTCAATCTGATGGTGTATCTGTTCTGACGTCCGGCACTGGTAAGCCTAATGGCTTCATTGTCCGTAACATGCAGGCGCTGAACACGACTTATTTATCAGAAGCTGGCAATATCATTCCTAAAGGATTCCCAGTAACACTGACATCCAATGCGTCAATTTTGGTTAAGTCAACTGTCGCCGCGGCCACCCTTGGGCAGAAGGCATTCGCCTCTCTGACTGACGGCTCCGTCCAACCTGGTGCTGCTGGCGCAACAATCAGCGGTTATATCGAAACTGATTTTTATATCAAGCGCACAGTAGCAGCTATCGGCGACTTGACTGTAATCAATAAACTGTAAGGAACCATCATGATTGATTTTGACTTGGTTGCGGAAAAGGGCGTCATCTATAACGGCGTCACTCCGATTGAGATGACCCCGGCAATGAAAAGCAATGCTCAGGTTGCAATGGATGCTCAGCCATCTCTGTTTACATCACCGAATGCTGCGGTGCCAGCAATGCTGACTACTTTCGTTGATCCTAAGGTGATCAACGTTCTTTTCTCCCCAATGAAAGCGGCTATGGTTGCTGGTGGGGAAATCAAAAAGGGTGACTGGCTGACTGACACCGCAATGTTCAATTTGGTTGAAGCCACTGGCGAAGTTTCCAGCTATGGCGATTTCAGCAATGAAGGCCGCTCAGACGTAAACGCCAACTACCCACAACGCCAATCATATACTTACCAAATCATGGTACAGTACGGCGTGCGTGAAGTTGAGCGCTATGGCTTGATGAAGCTGGACTTGGTTAGCCAGAAGAATATGGCTGCCGCTCTGTCAATGAACAAATACCAGAACAAGACCTACCTGTTTGGCGTGAGTGGATTGCAAAACTACGGCCTGACTAATGACCCATCATTGCCAACCGCCCAGACTCCAACTGTCAAGGCCGCTGGTAACTCAAACGTGTGGATCACTTCCGCTGGCGTAATCAACGCGACTCCACTGGAAATCCTGGCTGACTTCCAGAAATTGTTCTATAACCTGAACAAAAATCTGAATGGTATCCTGGATAATGACTCACCATTGAAACTGGTGATGAGCCAGAATGCGAATACTGCATTCACAACCGCGACCAACATCTATGAACTGAATGCTGCTGAGTTGATCAAAAAACTGTTCCCTAATCTCCAGATTGTCACAGTTCCAGAATACAACACCGCATCTGGCGAATTGGTTCAGTTGATTGCTGATGAAGTGGAAGGCCAGAAGACTGTTGAGTGTGCTTTCACTGAAAAATCTCGTTCATTTGCCCTGGTAACAATGGGTAGCTACTACGAACAGAAAAAATCAGGCGGCACATGGGGTTCAATCGTTTATCGCCCAGCAGCAATCCAGCAGATGTTAGGCGTGTAGCGGTTTTGCACTCAAGCAAATAAAATGTGATAATGACAGGGCGGCATGATGAACCGCCCTTTTTATTGGAGAGATTAAATGGCAACAGTAACAGTTGGATGTCGATTACCACATGGCCTGGTACTCGAAGTTAAAGATGCAAGTGGCAATCCGGTATTTGTGAGTCTGGCTGGTAAAAATGCAGACATGGGCGGATATCTATACCTGACTCCAGTCATGTGTGGATACACGGAAGTCGATGAAGATTATATCAACGCCTGGCTGGATGAATTCAAAGATTCAGCGATGGTTAAGTCTGGAGCTATATTCATTCAGAAAAACCAGTCCTCAGCCAAAGCTCAAAACAAAGAGCTGCAAAATGAAAAGACCGGTTTTGACCCACTGCCAAAAAGCAAAGAAGGTGTCGAAACTCTGCAGGACTCAAAAGTAAAAGCTAAGGACTAACTATGTCAGTAGTCACATTCAATGCAGCAAACTTCAAACTCAGATATCCGGCATTTGCAAATGTGGCTAACGCTACTCTGCAGTATTGCTTCAATGACTCAGGGTTGTATCTGAACAACGAGGACGATTCTGTTGTTGCTGATCTAACGGAGCGCGAATCACTGCTTTGGATGCTGACTGCGCATATTGCTGTGCTGACTGGGGTGCTTGGTGCCACCGGCTCCGCTGCCCCGGTTGGACGCACATCTAGCGCATCACGCGGGACTGTATCATCAAGCTTTGAATATGCTGTACCGGGAACGCATCAATGGTTTGCTCAAACTCAATACGGCGCAATGTTCCTGCAAGCAACCAGAAGCCTGCGCGCTTTTGTTTATCGCCCCGCGTATGTGAGCTACTAATGGCTAGCGTATCTGGTGGTGACAAACTCGCGAAGGTTCTTGCTGATATCGGGAACAAGATACAAGGCAAGAAATTAAAGGTCGGATTTCTGTCTGGCGCGACATACCCAGACGGGACTCCGGTTTCTCAGGTTGCTTTTTGGAATGAATTCGGCACGGACGCAATCCCAACAAGACCATTCTTTCGCTCCATGATCGCAAAGCACTCCGGAACTTGGGGCGGGCAGCTTGCTAAAGCCATGTCGCATTACAATGAAGATGCGGATAAAGCGCTTGGGCTGATGGGCGAAGCAATCAAAGGCCAGCTACAAGATGAAATCGTTCAATTTAGCACGCCAGCAAACGCGCCCAGTACTATCGCTGCGAAGGGGTTCAATGACCCGCTGATTGATACAGGGCATATGCGAGATAGTGTGGATTATGTCGTGGGAGGTGACGGTGATTGATTTATTTGGTGTAGCAAGTAGCTGCCTTGGTGATATCAATCCGATGTTGCCAGCATCAATAAAAGTCTCAAATGGTTATGACATCGTTAACTATATCCAGGTGCCAAAGTTCACAGTCACAACTGGGTTTGCTGACTTGCAGGCTCTGGATGGTGATGAGTTAAAGCAGATCGACAATATCAACCAGCAAGGCACCATTCGTGGCGCTTACCTGTATGGCGCTCTTGCTGGCGTTGTTCGACCTGACGGAAAGGGTGGAGACATTCTAAGTGTGAATGGTAAAGACTGGCTGGTATTTAAAGTGCTTGAGACTTGGAGCGATTGGGTTAAGGTTGCTGTTGTGTATCAGGGGGAATCAGCATGAGTCCAGTAGCTACACAGGATCAAGTATCTGTCGCCCTGGCTGACTTTATCGCAAAGGTATGCAAAATAGATCTAAACGGAACGTCACCGAAAATCGTCATATCGCAGATTAATCAAGTGGCATTGCCAACTGGGAACTGTGCCGTTATAACGCCATTATTTCAAGTGGACATGACCAGCAAGGCTAAGGAGTCGCATAATGCTATTGCTGGTACGCCTTATGTGTTCAGTACTGACTATGCCATGCCGACAAAAGGCACCTATCAGATAGATTTTTACGGCGACAATGCGGCGGATAATTGCCGAGCATTTAAAATAATGTATCGATCAAGCTATACATCGGAGCAAATGACTGGAGTTGCATCACCGCTTGATTGCGATAATGGCGTTCAAGCTCCATTTGTCAGCGGGGAAAAGCAATGGGTGTCTCGATGGACGCTGACAGTGCATCTACAGTATAATGCTGTAGTGTCAATCACAGATGAACAATTTAATATTTGCGGTGACGTCAATACGATAGCTGCAGATTACATCAACTAGTGGAGTTTTGGATAATGACCCAATCAATCCCAATTTCCAACATTGTCAACGTTATCCCTTCGTCCATTGGGACGGGCGGGAATGCGCTGGCTTTGAATGCGATTATGTTAGATAACGATGCCAAAACGCCGCTATCCAGCATTCTGCAATTTTCAAGTTCTGATGATGTCGGAGCATACTACGGAACAAGCTCTACTCAGTACGCGCTGGCTGCTGCGTACTTTACTGGGCCAAATAATGCAACTGTATTGCCTAGCAAGTTGTACTTCGCCGGATATGCATCAGCTGCTACAGCTGCATGGCTGCGCGGTACATCAATCGCTGGGATGACCATTGCTACACTGCAAGCCATTTCTGGAACAATGAGCGTAACTATCAATGGCACGGTTTATTCTGCTGCGTTGAACTTCTCAGCGATTGCCAGCTTTACGGATGCTGCCACTTATATCACGACAACTCTCGCGATTGGTTCCGTTGCTACGTGTACGTGGGATGCGACTTATAGCAAATTCGTCATCACCACTACAGCGACTGGTAGCGGTAAAACGATCACTCTGGCAACCGGAACTCCTGCTGTATCTCTGGGCTTGTCCACTGGTGTTGTATCTAACGGCTACGCTATCGACACACCATCATCTGCAATGGCTCGAATCAAAACCCAAACGTTGAATTGGGCTAC